CGCGCTGGTCGAGTTCGTTGATCGAGAGGAACGCGTCGAGCGCTCGACGACGGGTGCTCCAACGGCCGGTGCCCGTCGCTGCGTCCCGGGTCGTGATGAGCGCCTTCGGCTCGCCGGCGGTCTCGTCGCCTTGGGTCGTGACGAGCCACGACACCGAGTGGATGAGGCAGGACACACCTGCCTGCGAGATCTCCGAGCCGAGCCGGTTCTTCCGCCATACCTCGGACAGGCCGAGCGAGCCGAGGTCGTTGCCGGAGACGTCGAAGACCCCGTCGAGCTTGCAGCGACGCGCGAGCTTGTCGACGCTCATCGCCGACCAGCCGAGCACGAAGGCCTTCCGCTTCACCGACGGCGGCGCGGTGGTCGACATGAGCTGCCGGGTGGCGTTCTTCATGTCGTAGAACCCGGCGCGGAGGTTGTTCCGCGGCCGTTTCGCCCGCCACTGCACCACCAGCTCGTCGAGCGCGTTCTGCTCGGCGTGGTCGAGGTCCGGGACGCGGATCAGCTTGTCGGTCTTGCGAGCCATCAGCCAGTCACCACCTTCCGGCCGCCTGTGCGCTTCCGCGCCGGCTTCTTGACGTTGGAGTTCATGGCGCCCCACAGCGCGAGGGAGACGGACTGGGTGGGGGTGATGTCGAGGGCGGCGTGCTTCGCCGTCCACACCCAGGACTTGCCGCCCATGACCTCGTGCTTGCCGGCCGCGCCGTTAGAGGCGTTGAGGAGCGGCTGGTCGAGGTGACGGAGGGTTGGTGGCTCGGCCTCGACCGGCTTCCCGTCGGCGTCGACGCCGGCCGGGGTCCCGATCGCCTTGTCGACGAACGTCCCAGCGGAAGCGGCGACCTCGCGGGTGCCGATCACGGTCACCGTGATCTTCCGAGCCTTGAGGGCGTCCTCGAGCGTCGCGGCCTGGGACTGCCCGTCGATGACGACGGCGCGGATGTTGTTCTTCGTGCACCGGTCGGCGACCCAGTCGACGGCCCAGTCGACGCCGTTCCGCTGCTCGTCGACCTCGACGTGCCACAGGCCGTCGGCACGCTGGCCGGCGAGGCCCACAGTCGTGATCGTGCGGTCCGGGGAGACCTGGATCCCGAGGGCGAGCCGGTCGATCGCCATCGACGCTGGGTCTCGGTCCTCGTGCCAGGTGATCGTGTCGATCACCGACGCCGAGCCGATGACGTCCCACACGCCCATGCCCTCGCGGCGGAAGTCCTCGTCGGTCAGCTTGCGCTTGAGACGCAGGATCGACTGCTTCGGCGTGCGGTGCGGGTAGGACGGGTTCGCCTTCGCCAGCTGCTTCCAGTCGTTGACGTCGGCGTCGTCGTCGGCGCCGAGCTCGATCCACGCGCCGTCGGTCAGCGTGCCGGCCAGGGCCTCGTTCCGCATCCGGGTGAAGGCCTCGGACATGTCCTCCGGCTTGGGCGGCGTCCCGATGTACAGCTGCAACCCGAAGTGGGAAGTGTTCATCGTCGCGAGCATGTTCGCGAGCGCCTTGTCGGAGAGGATCTGAGCCTCGTCGAAGATCAGCACGTCGACGCCAGGGATGCCGCGACCGAAGCCGCGCTCCCGGGCACCGAACAGGATCCGCGAGCCGTTGTGAAACCGGATCTCCTCGTCGCCCGACCCGGTGTAGACCTGCTGCACGTGCGGGGCGACCTTCGCCCGGTCGGCGAAGCCCTGCATCGCGAGGAACGTCTCGCCGTGGGTGCGGGAGTGGTGGGCCGACCAGATCACCAGCAGGCCGGGCTGGTTGATGCACAGCGCGAAGACCAGCGCGCCGACGAGGTAAGTCTTCCCGACCTGGCGAGGCAGCGACATCCCGACGCCGTCGATCATCGCCGCCAGCGTCCGGTCGGACCGCTTCGCGAGGATGATCCGGCCGATCTGGTCCTGCCAGTCGTCGAACCGCACGCCGAGCTTGTCGCGGCAGGTGTTCCGCACCGCCGGCCAGCCGGTCGAGGTGATGTCGATCGGCACCGTCAGGTGCTTGGCGACCTCAGAGAGCTTCCTCGTCCCACTCTTCGTCTTCGGCGACGTCGTCGGCATCGGCGCCCTCCTCCTTCGCGCGCAGGTCGATCGCCTTGATCTCGGAGGCGATGTCCTGCAGGCGTCGGGTGAGCGCGGCCAGATCGCGCGGCGGGCAGTCGGGGTTGCTCACGGTCTGCGCGATCCGCTCACGCATCGCGACCAGCAGCGCGCGGTGGTCGCCGGTGGCCGCGGCCTCGGCGACCGTGAGCTTCTTCGCGGGCTCCGCGGCGGCCGCGTCCTGCTCGGTCGCGACCCGGAGGGCGGGCTTGCGCGCCATCGCGACCTCCTCCGGGCGGTGTGGAAAAACGCCGTAGATAGATCGGACCTAGCGCCCCCAGTCCTCTACGGGAGGGGCGGGGAGGGGTGGTCCCCCTGGGGCCTTCGGAGGCTGGCTCAGGCGAGGGAGCCGGAGCGGCGGAGCCTCAACGAGGCGAAGGAGAGCTTGACGGTACCGGGCTCGTAGCGGGTCCACCAGTCCCGTGCGCCGTGGATCTGGATGCGGATTGGGGGGCTGGTGCGGCCGCGCTGCTTGATGCGGCGGATGCACTCGTCGAGCGGGGTGTCGAGGACGACGAGGTCGGTCGCTCCGCAGGCGGTGGCTGCGCCTTGCCTGGCCTTGAGGGTGGCGCCTGTGCGGATGACCACGGCCCGGGCCTTGGGCTCTTCGCGGAGCTGGACGAGGGCGGCGCGAAAGAGGGCGTCGGATCCACCCCAGCGTTCGTCGTCGAGGTCGTACACCTCGAGCCCTTCGTCCTGGGCTACGACGTGCGCGAAGGTGGTCTTGCCTGCGCCGGGTGGGCCGACGACGAGCAGGACGCGGCGGTCGTACTCGGACGGCAGGAGGTCGCCCTTCCTGCGGTTGCAGTAGGGGGCGACGTCGTGGTGCACGGGCTGGAGGTTGGACGGGTGCTCGGCTCCGCCGCGGGCGAGGGGGATCTTGTGGTCGACGGCGTCGGAGCCGGGGCGGCCGCAGAGTCCGCAGATGTCGGAGGCGGCGAGGATCTTGGCGTTGCGCTTCTGTCGGGCGCTTCCGCTGAGCCGGCTGTGGTGCTGGCTCACAGCTCCTCGTCGGGCGGGGCGGTCATCCACTGCTCGACCTGGAGACAGGCGGAGCGAACGATGCCGTACTGGACGATGCCGCCGGTGGCCTCGGTCGCGCCGATGACGAGGGCGTCGTCGGTGTCGGTGAGCCGGGCGACGCGGACGAGCATCACGATGTCGGTGACGATGTCGCCGTCGTGGATCTCGAGGTCGAGGTCGTAGCGGTCGTCTTGGGCGATGAGCTCGCTGAGGCGCATGGCACCTCCCCGGGGAACGACGAACGCCCCGGGCCGGTGGGCTCTCGGGGCGTCTGGTTCGGGAGACACTTCTCCCGTGCGGCCAATTGTGCATGGCTGCGGGGGTGGGCGCAAGCGGGCGGGGTTCAGGCCGGTTCGGCTGCTGGCTCGTCCTGGTCGTGGTTCTCCGCGCGCATGTGCTCGGCGAGGAGGCTGATGGTGCCGGGCTCCCACGTGCTGCGGCAGTCGACGCAGAGGGCGGCGTGGTCGGCGGGGCGGATGCGGATGGTGCCGCGCTTCCCGCAGAGCGGGCAGGTGTTGTTGGGCTTCCAGGCGGCGACGTCCCAGCCGGAGACGATGCGGGCTTGGTGCCACCAGCGGGCGATGTCGTGTGGGAGGCAGCAGCCGGCGGTGCGGTCGGCGCGGGTGCAGGTGGTGACCTGCGGGAGGAGTGAGCCGGCGAGGCGGACGCAGTCCTTGGTGTCGCCGGGGTCGTCGAGGCCGAGGTCGCGGACCCAGCGTGCGGCTTCGAGGTCGATCCGGATGAGGGTGTCGAGGGCTTCGAGCGATGCGACGGGGCGGGAGCCGTAGCCGCTGCCGGAGCGGTCGTCGCCGCCGGTGAGCGGGGTGGCGTGCTGGAGCTGGTCGATGAGTGCGGGGACGTCGACGTGGTGGCGCTGGGTGTAGGTGGTGCCGTTGGCCTGGTGGGTGTAGGGCTCGGAGTGGCGGTGGGTGGTGGTGAGCTCGCGGACCATGTCGGTGGGCTCGGGGGTCACGGGGTCTCCTGTCGTGCGGCGCGTTCGCGGGCGACGCGGGCGTCGCGCTGCTCGGTGGTCTCGAAGTCGTGGTCGGGGCGGGGGTGGGCTCGGCAGCGGGCCTCGGGCTGGCCGCAGGTGCCGCAGAAGGTGTGGCGGTCGAACGGCTCGTGAGTGGGGGTGGTCGGCTCGGCGACGCGTTCGCGCCATGCGCTCGAGCGGAGGTTGGCGATCGCGGCTGGTGTGTCGAGGCTGCGGTCGCAGGCGGCGCGGGTGACGGCCATGACGACGTCGCCGAGGGCGAGGTGTTGGACCTGGCGGATGGCGGCGAGGATCCCGGGTGCGTCCCAGCGGCGTGCGCCGTGGGGGCGGAGGTCTTGGGCGAGGATGACGAGCCGGTTGGCCCACTGCTGCTCGACGGGCATCAGGCGCCTGCCTTCGGGGTCCAGCGGGTGCAGGCGGGCCACCATGCGCGGACGTCGGTGGCGGGCCCGTGTGACCGGGGCGCGCTGGGCTCGGTGCACTTGGGGTAGCCGCCGCCGGTCGTGCGCAAGTCGCAGCTGCCGCAGGTCGGGGTGTTGTTCTGCGGGCTGTCGGCGGTGCGGGTGCGGTCGGCGTCGGGGTGCAGCGGCCGGATCAGCGTGTAGGCGAGCGTGAGCGGGTGGATGCCCTGGCGGATGTGCTCGGCCTGGCGGCGGGTGAGGCGCTGGCCGGCGCTGAGGGCCTCGCGCTCTGGCGGCTCGTAGCCGCTGAAGAGCGGTTGGTCGTCGTGCTGGTCATCCATGACCTGGGCTGTCGCGGTGGTGGGGTTATCCACAGGGCCGGTCGTCGCGCGCGGAAGGTGAGGTTCATGGATGACCTGCTCACCTCTCCTCTTCCCTTCCCTGTTCCCTGTTCCCTTCCGGGGGTGAGTTGTGGGTGAGTCGGTACGTGAGGGCTCAGTGAGTCGTTCGTGAGTGCTCATCAGAAAAGTCCGTCCGGCTCATGCTTCGGGCAGCCGGGCAGCTTGCTCTTCGTCGGCCGGTTGATCCGCTGGTGCTTCGCGCCCTGGACGAAGTTCACGAGGTGCAGGTACGGGACGCCGTCGACTTCGTAGCGGCACAGGGGCGCGTCGTCACCGCGCGCGAGCTCGGTGAGGTGCCGGGCGATCAGCGCGGGGGTCTTGGACTTGATCCTCGGCGCGATCTCGGCCTTGATGAGGTCGGCGTCGTCCTCGCCGCGGCCCTGGTCGTCGACGTAGCAGAACAGGCCGGTGAAGGTGCGGAAGAGGGCGTCGGAGTACGTCGAGACCGTGCGGCTGGTGAACAGCTCGGGCTTGATCGTGCGGATGCGCGCCATCAGGCGTCAGGCTCCTTGGTTGTGGTGGGGATGGGGTCGAGGGTGAGGACGAGGAAGGTCCCGTGGACGATCTGCGCGCGGGTGATGCGGACGGCGTTCGACTGGCCGAGCGCGAAGGTCACGGTCATGCCGCCGTCGGGTTGGAGGGCGGCGCAGCCGTGGAAGATGACCGGGACGAGGCCGTCTGGGCTGGTCATCGTGCGCTCGTTCGGCGTCGTGCGGCGTCGGCCTGGGCGTCCGTGCAGGGGCGGCAGCGGCAGCCGTGGTTGGTGTAGGTGGACTCGGTGCCGTGCTCGACGGTGGTGTTCTGGGCGAGGCGGGCCTTGCGTCGGGCTCGTCGTGCGAGGCAGTCGGCGGCCCAGGCGGCCTTGCAGGCGGTGCAGCGGCAGCGGAGGTTGCTGTACCCGTTGGTGGTGCCGTGGCGCGGGTCGTCGTGTGCGAGCTCAGCCACGGTCGGCCTCGATCGCGTTCGCGACGTCGTCGAGGACGGTCGAGACGAGGGCGGTGACGCCGGATCCCCAGTACCGCTGGCGGCGGACGCGTGCCGCGGCGTCGCGGAGGTAGGACACGGTCGCCTGGTCGACTGTGAGGTGCTGCGGGCCGGTGTGGATCTGCGGCTTGGGGATCGTGATCCGGTCGACAGGGAGAACAGGCGGCGTGCTGTTCTCACTTCCGGGCCCGTGGTCAGAACAGCCCTCAGGGGCGAGGGCGGCGCGGAGCTCGGCGTTGGCCTTCCTGATGCGGTCGATGGCGGGGTAGCCGCTGTCGAGCTGGTCGCGGATGGCGTGCTGGGCAGCGGGGTTCTCGGGCATCAGACCGTCTCCATCCCGAGCGCGGAGCGGCCGTCGTTTGTGATGCCGTTGGCGATCACGTCCTCGCGGGTCACTCCGATGTAGGCCTCGGACCCGTCCTGGCATCCCCAACCGGTGTAGTCGTTCCACGCCTCGAGCGCGATCCATCGGCCGTCGTGCAGCCGGCCGACGAGGTAGAGCTGCAGCTCGGAGCCGCCGGGGTTCGCGTCCTCGGGGGTCCACTGGGCGCCGTGGTAGTTGACGTGGACGTCGGTGACCTCGGCGAGGTACCAGAGGGTGATGTTGCCGGCGGCCGGGGCCTGCTGGAGCGCTGTGGCGATGTCGTCGAGCGGGGTGGGGAGGTCCCAGGTGCTCTTGATCGTCTCGGCGGCGGGCAGGTCGGGCAGGTCGGCGTGGAGCTTGGTCATGGGGTGGTCCTTTCGGTGTTGGTGGTGGGGTTGGCCAGCTGGAGCAGGACGTCGGCGTGGCACTCGACGTCGAGGGGGCACCAGCAGGCGAGGTCGTGGCCGGCGAGGTGCTGGCGGATGACCGCGATGGTGGGGACGTGGAGCGGGCCGCGGCGCTCGGTGCGTGCGAACCGGTGGCCGTCGAAGGTGGTGTGGCCGGTGGTGACGAGCTCGCGGTACATGCGGACGGCGTCGGCGCGGGGGAAGAGGCCTTCGGGGCCGTGGGCGACGGGGAACGGGTTGCCCCAGGGCGTGGGGCGGCCGACGTAGATCGACCCGACCGGGGCCTTCCACCCGCCGGTGCGCTGCCGCTGGATCCGCTCGGGCACCGCGACCAGCGAGCCCGGCATCCGGGTGACGTGATGGCCGTGGCTGCTGCGCATTACGTCGGCCGGCGTCCGCCAGTCCGGGTCGGCGACGTCCGGCTTGCCGGGACGGCGGATGACGTACCGCATCAGCCGCCTCCGAACAGGGTGTCCTGCAGAGCGCCTTCCTCGGCGCCGTGCGTGGTGACCTCGAGCCGGCGTCGCGCGACGTCTACGTAGTGCTCGGTCATCTCGATGCCGACGAACCGACGGCCGTCCATCAGGGCAGCGACACCGGTGGTCCCGGATCCGGCGAAAGGGTCGAGTACTACGCCTTCGCGCGGGACCAGCCGGATCAGGTGGCGCATGACCTCGATCGGCTTCTGGGTCTGGTGCTCACGCTCTCGAGGACTGCTCGCCTCGTAGAACCCTGGGATCGACGGCTTCCCCTCGCCCGTGCCCAGCGGTCCGGCGGATCCCCACACGACGTACTCGCACGCGTTGGAGTAGCGGCCCAGCATCGGCCGGTGGGCGGGCTTGAACCAGGGCACGAGTCCTCGCCAGACCCAGCCCCCGGCCTGCAGGGCGTCGGTGGTCGCAGGTAGCTGGCGCCAGTCGGTGAACAGCGCGGCGATGCCGCCGGGCTTCACGATGCGGAGGCACTCGGACAGCCAGAGCGCGCACCAGTAGGCGTAAGCGCGCTGGTCTCGGTTGTCGCCGGTGAAGTCCGTCCCCTGGCCGCCGACATTCGTCGTGCTGACGTACTTGGCGCCGGTGCCCTGGGTGCGGTCACCGCGCACCATGCCGCCGGAGGAGTAGGGCGGGTCGGTGATGAGGGCGTCGACGCTGGCGCTCGGGAGCGAGCGGAGCACGGCGAGCGCGTCACCGTGGTGGAGTACTGCGGACTCGTCCTCGTAGTACGGGGTCATGCAGCGGGCTCCTGTTCGTCTCCGAGGACGTCGGGGCGCTCGCCGACGAGCTCGGCGAGGCTGAGGGCGACGGTCCGCAGGCGGGGGTTCTCCCCGACTCGGCTGGCAGCGGTGAGGACCGTGGAGTGGTCGCGGTTGGTCTGGCGGCCGATGAACGTCGACGAGAGGCCGGCGTACCGCATGGCGGCCTGGGCGACGGCGCGGGCGTCGAGGTCGACACGGTGTCGGCTGTCGGATCGGATCTCGGCGATGGTGGTCCCGAACTGCACGGCGGCCGCGCGGAGGATCGTCATGGCCTTCGCCTCGGGGGTGAGGGTGCCGACGACCTTGAGCGAGCTGTTCGCCGGGACGTGGCCGGCGAGGACGACGGCGAGGGCGTGCCAGTCGGTGACGCCGCGGAGGACGCGCTCGACTTCGTCGGGGTCGTGGTCGGCGACGGCGCAGACCAGGGCGGCTGCGTCGGGCAGGGCCGCGACGGCGCGCTCGTCGGGGGTCACTGGGCACCTCCGAACAGCGGTCGCTGGCCGGCGACGTTCTCGACCCAGCGGAGCATCTTCGGGAGGTTCTTGTCCGGGCCACGGGCGATGAAGGTCCCGTCGGCGGAGTCGCAGCCGATGAACTGGGCGTAGCGCAGTCGGCGGAGGCTGTTGACCCGACCCATGTGGACGCGCTTGCCTCGCTTCTTCGCCTCGAACACGAGCGCGCGTGCGGTCGGTCCGAGCTTCCAACTGGTGGTGCCGCCGATGAAGAGCACGTCGAAGGCGTGCCACGGCAGGCGGTTGGCACGGGCGCCGTCCTGGGCGACGTAGGCCGCGGGGTAGCCGAGCGCTCGGATCTTCGGGAGCCAGGGCATCGATCGGAGGTGGGTGGCCCAGGCGTCGCCGACGACGTCGGGCGCGACGGCGAAGGCGCAGGAGTCGGCGCGGTAGGCGTTGGCCTCGAGCCAGGCAAACCACTGCTCGTCACCGGGGTAGCCCTTGCCGAAGCAGCCGTTGTCCGCGCACCAGGTGGCCCCGGGGACGGGCCTGTTGCCCTGGCCGGGTGTCTCGATGCAGTCGAGGAGTCCGGTGGTCATGGCGTCACGCACCCTCGGTGTTGACGGGTTCGCGAAGTACCGCACGAGCCACCCCCACGAGCGCGATGACGACAGCAGTGATGGCGAGCTTCCCGACGATCTGGCCTTGCCAGGCGCCGGCGATCGGGAACCCTGCGACCCAGAG